TAAGTTCCCGCAGCCACCCCAGAAGTGTTTAAAGTGGGGTTGGGATATGTTCCTGCAAGGTCACCTCCAGCAGCTCCACCTGGAGTAGTGCCAGAAATAGTGACATTTGAGGCGCTACTTATCCTTCCTTGAGCATCTACAGTAAACACCCCGTTAATGGTGGCATTTCCATAAGTACCCGCAGTTACCGAAGTATTGTTTAGGCTAATAGTGCCTGTGGTGGTAATTGGACCACCCGTTAAGCCTGTGCCTGTAGATACATTGGTAACCGATCCGTTACCTGTGCCTGGGGTAAATCCCAAAGCGGTAGTGACATCAACACTAGAAAGGGTGACATTTCCTGTACGAGTATTGAAGGCAGTAACGCCAGCATTGGTTAAGGTGACATTGGCAGTTAATCTGCCACCGCCAGATAAACCCGTACCCGCAATAACATAAGTAGTGTTGGGAGTTGCACCGACATCACTAGCACCTAAAACAACAACGCCAGTTTGACCGTTTACTGAAGTGACAGCGCCTGTTTGGTTGTCAATCTTTTCCCATACTGAGCCGTCAAATACTGCCCAATCGTTTACTTTCCAAGAAGTAATGCCGTTTAAATTAGTGCTTCCTGCAACAGAAACAATATAGTAAAAACCCTTAGTTCCGACAGAGCTTTGTAAAAACGGGCTGTTCGAGTTGGCATCCCAAGTGCTTTGGTATGTTAACGATCCCGCAAAGTTGCCAGAAACCTTGAGCATTACATTCCATCGCCAGGAACAATATACAAAGTTGCGCTATTGGCAGCAGTAATTGCTGTAAACCAAGCTCCTGGGTTAAATGTCAAAATCTCATCTGTATTGGGTAATACATACAAGGTAGTAGTGCTGTTACCAGCTCCAGCCGTAGGAATAACGCAGTTTGTTTGAGCTAAAGCCTGTGTCTGTGCATACGATAAAAAGCACCCTTGAGTTGTGGATGAGTTAATAATTCGGTATTGCATACTGCTACCTGAACTTGAGGTGGCTTGTATGGCATTTGGATAAGAAGTAGCAGCCGTTAAAACAACGGTGTTACCAGATGGTGTAAAAGCGTTGATTCCCATAACTACTCCTGTGGCAATGCGTTTTTAGCTTGTTGCGCTTTATAAGCAGAAATAACTTCAGGTGTCCAAGCTACATTGCAGATGGCTACAACATTGGCTGGCACGCCAGTTAAATCAGATTCAGGTGCAAGTGAAGTACGATGATAAGTTTTAGACAATTCTGTGCCATCTTCCATGATGCGTGTTGCTTCACGATAGAGAACGATGCCGTTCTCAGTCACGGTGATTTGGTCTACTGCGGTTTCTTTGGTAATTGCCATTTTGATTTCTCCTTAAAGTTGGCGTTGTGTCCAGCCTGATTAATCCAATCAGGCTAATGAACTTCGTGGTCAATGCTAAAAACTAAAATCGTTAAACAACATAAACTAAAGTAAAAATCATAAAATTACTGGATAACTGTGTGTTTGTTACTGTTACGTCACTTACTAGTTGTTTTATATCAATTTTAGTTTGCCCACTTACTGCCCTAACTAAAGCAGATGTAGAAGAATTAGCACTAAGAATTGATGCGCTACCATAATTAGATGGGAGAAATGGGAGACCAGTAATAATTGCTCCGTTTGTGCTTGCTGTTGCTGGATAAGTACCGTACCAACTAACACGTACTGTGTTTCCAATTTTTGTGTAAGTTGCAGATATAGTGTTCAAAGTTAAACCAGCGCCACTCCCATCCCCCGGTGTCCAAGTACCTTCTTCATAGTCATCTAAAGTATTTGCATCAGATGAAGCAGATTGAGTTGCTGGGAATGTGATACCAGCACCTGAAGCGGAAGGGGTGGCAGCACCAACACCGATGGTTGAACTTCCACCAATAGTGGTAGCAGATATAGTATTAGGCGTTGTAGCACCTAAAGTTCCGTTAAGAGCACCAGAAGCTATGGTATTAGTTAATGTGACATTACCAAGCGTGGTAACAGTGTTTCCTAAACCAACGGTAGTATTGCCAATGGTTACGCCAGTATTAAAATTGGCATCTAAGTTGGATAACGGTATGCTCGTTGTAGCATTACCAAAGATAAACGGAACTCCAGCCATTTAGAACCTCACTCTCAATTCATGTTCAAATTCAAATGTATTGACCACAAAACTTGCTGAGTTTGAAGTTTGTGTCAACCCTAAATATTTACCCCATTGTTGCGCATCTGACTTGTATAGTTCATATCCTGTACCACCTATCCAAGATATTACAGTAGAACTGTTGTTAATCCAAGGGATGATATTGCTAGAACTGTTGTACCAAGTAACATAATTACCCAATACATAAGGAGGGCTAGAACCTTGTTCAGAATCTACTGTGACATTCAATTCCACACCCGAAACAGTAGTAGCCTCAATAGCAAATTTGAGGGCTTGCTTGGTCCGAATTGGATCGCCCATTGGATTTAATGCAGTCTGAATACGACTGGTAATTGCCGATTGCGAATCCTGATACAAACGATATAAACGATCATTTCGTACACCGTACATATTGATAATCCCACTTACAGGCACGGAAACGACATATAACATATCGTCACCTTGGCTAGTAATAAACCATTTTTTCTCAAAAAACACCGCTTGAATGTACCGATATGACTTGGTAAATTCAGCATCGTAGTACCTAAAATTAAACGCAGCGCACAAAATGTTGTTTAAAAGCACCTGTCCAGCAGTAGTTTCTTCAGATACAAAGTCAATATTTGGAAACATTCCATCCAAAGAATCTGACAATTTGCTAGTGGTAGAACCTACAAGGGCATAAACCCCGTAGTTATTCATAAATAATACTGATCTAAAATAAGGAAAAATAGCATACGCTAACTTAGTCCCTACTGATGCGCTTACATTGGTATTAGTAAATAAAGTAGTACCGCTAGTAGTAACCCTGACATCCGAAAATACATTGATGGAATCATCACCAAAAATATACAAAAAGTTATTAGCAGAAAGAAGTTGCTGTATGTTGCCATGAAGTGTGCTGTCCGTTAATGTTACAGATCCCGCAGAAACGCTTGTAAAGTCACTATACGATCCCGCAGCGCTGTAGTAGATAGTTCGCCCTTGGGCAATCCAAACACGACCTGAAAAGCTCGCTATTGCGACATTTTTTTGAGTGTTAATAAGCGCAGTTAAAACAGCGCCCGATCCACCACCACCTGATACCGTTGCCGTAATGTTGGCAGAATTAGTGTATCCCGTACCATTGTTGGTCATAATGACCTGAGTAACGGCATTGCCAGATACAATTGGTGTGCCTGTTGCTCCTGTGCCACCGCCACCAGAAATTGTCACAATTGTATTGGCAGCATTGATATAACCAGAACCACCAGAAATTACATTGACATAAACTGTGCCAGTAGCAAAGCTAGTAATCCCCGCTATTGCAGAAGCGCCTGATCCACCGCCACCACTAAAAGTAACGGATAAATTAGCTCCGTTGGTATATCCTGAACCACCATTTACCAAAGAAACATAATTAACCGTATTGCTACCGCTAGTTAAACTAGCTACCGCATTAGCTTGAACACCGCCAGTTTGGTCATATCCTGAAATAACTACAGTAGGAGCAGTAGTATATCCAGTGCCTTTATTGGTAACACCAATAACCCCTACTGATCCAACGCTAATAACCGCATTACCATCCCAAGTAAAATATCCCTTGTCTGGGTCAAGAATAAGCATCCTATCGTTGTACCACTGAGTGGTGTTAATAGGATAAAGTTCAGAAACACCAACAGTAGAAAAAGTCCCCGTTGGCGCTACATTTCCTGTGGTGTTATTAGAAATATTAAAATATTGGGCTGATCCATCTGCTAAAAATCCCACTACATAATCTGAAACGCCCAAATTACATGAAGTAAGATAAACAACCTCATTAGAAAATGAAACAGCTACATTAGAATTATCTTCAACCGCAACGCTATTAGGAGTAATTTTAATGTTGCCAGATCCAATTGGTTGAGCATTTTCAATCCAAGAAAATTCATTTTCATCAATAGCAGTACGATTTGCTTTAGTGTTAAGACCTTTAAAAACCTTAACAACTTGATATGACTTTTTTTGTTCAGCAGCAGCCATGATTAGTAAGGACTACTGTAAACGCTAGGAATCCTACGAGTAAAGGTGCTGTTAATGACACTTGCGCCTTGCTTGCTGTATTCCTGCTTGTAAATCTCAGCTTCACCGTAACTTTGCTCGTAATACTTAGCTAAATAAGCAGCGTAAAACTTAACCATTGTGCTGTACGGATCGTTAATGACATCCGTTACTGCTGGCGTGTTTAATGACAATGGATTAGGCAAGACTACGCAATCAATCTCAATTTGATAAATTTGATCGGGTACTGGTCCTAAATAGATCTGTCCTTGCCCGTAAATACTGAAGGCTAAAGGTCTGCCAATATAGTTTTGCCAAAATCTTAATCGTGCATTGAAGTCACTCCAAGCTAAGTAATCCATTGGTACACGAGTATTACCCCAGTACAGGTTGATATTGATAATGTCTAAGACTGTGTTGCCAGAGCTTGGTGACAATGGGGATGACCCCATTAACTGTGTCAAAGCTGCATAGTTAATATTTTCACAATTACCCACATAAGTTAAGCCTACTGTTCCATTGAGGAATTGAGTGCTTGGTGGGTAATTGCTGTAATTATTGGTGTTATTAGCAGGGTACGGAGGGGCGGTAGTTCCGCTAGTTCCAGACTGCGTAACCTGATAAATAAAGATGTTGCTAAAAATAAACTGACCAGAAGTGTAGGCAGTTGAAGCTACCCATGCGGTAGGATTTGATGGCGTTACACCACCAATGGTTGCTGTGGGTGCGACTTGACATGGCGTTTGCGTAATAACAATTTCACGCAAACATCCAGTATCTCTGACAGCTCTTTCTCTGGCAGAGTTAATATAATCGGTTAACTGCGAATCGCTATAGAAATTCCCGTTAGCATCATGCAGTAACCTACGGACTTCCGTAATG